TGATCGTCTCATTGGTTAAGAGCGTAGTTCGCATCGCGGGCTACGCTCTCCTCCTTGGAATTCCCTCAGGTTGGGCAGTTGCTGCAGGTGTGGTACTAATTGCTTCCGAAGCGATTGGAATTTTAGAAGAGCTTGTTTAGTATGATATACAGCCCTTACACCTATCAGGCTGCACGAGCTCGTGCAAGTCAAATCATAGCGAAGTTATTCATTACTGGTTTGATTCCTGATCAATCAATGGAGCAGTGGGAAAACTATCTTACTGCAACTGACCCAATTGAAGGACGAAAGCAGCTTAATATGAAATGGTCGCTGGTTAATAACCGCAACGGATATGAGAACGATATTCCAGGATTAGTAAGCGAAATCATTGCGCAATGCAATCTAGCAAGCATATACGGAAAAGACTCGATTGTAATTGCACAAGATGAACATACTCAACGTAAACTAGAAATTGATTTTCTTGTCAACAACCCAACTACTATCGAACCGACTGTTCAAGTTAAAACTATTTGTTTTAGAACCGAAAGAATTGGACTACCAAGGGAATATTACGGTGGTCAGGCAAAGACATTAAGTCTTGTAGACATCGAACAAAAAATAAGCTATTTCCTCGATCGTGAAACTGTTAAACAAATATACGATGCAAAGCGTGGGTACTTTTACAAGTGGGATCTTGATGAACTTGCAACCCATAAGTTTGATAACAAAGACGCTTACTAATCGTTGACTAATATTACACAATAGGGTATCATACATGCATGCAGATTATATGTCGCAAGGAAGCTCGGATAGCGGGACTAAACAGGTATTTTACCGGTAAGCCATGTAAGCATGGACATACTACCTGGCGTTACGTGGATAGCGGCGTGTGTTACAAATGTCTCCAGTTAAACGAATATAGATATCGTGCAAAAAATCATACACAAGTACTTCAAAAGGTGAGAGATTGGCGAAGAGACAATCCTGAATATTACACTCAACGATACGCAGATGATAATACAAACTCAAAGCGTTGGACCAAGCGTTGGAAACAAAATAACCCGGATAAAGTTGCGCTACTGGTCGACCGACGGCGTGATATACTGAAACAAGCCACCCCTCTGTGGTTTGAACGCGATAAGGTTCAAATCGTTTACAAGAAACGCGATGAATTGAAACAACTATGGGATGTGGACCTAACTGTCGATCATGTGATACCATTACAAGGCAAAACCATTTGTGGGTTGCATTGTTGGTTAAACCTGCAACTTATTGAAAGAAGGGAAAATGGACGCAAACACAACAAAAGTACGAACAGCTGAAGAGCTTATCGTTAAAAACTTGCTTGTTAAGCACAAGGCAGGTTCGCATGCCTATGGAACAAACATTTCTACGAGCGATGAAGATTACCGTGGCATATTCGTAGGCGATCCTATAAACATACGAACGCCCTTCTTCAAGATAGAAGAAAAAACAGATACATCCGAAGAAGATACGGTTCTTTATGAGCTTGCGCAGTACATGAAGCTGTGCCTCGACTGCAACCCAAACATAATCGAAACGTTGTGGGTTCACGATGATGACATCACGTTTCGTACGCCAGCATACGATTTGCTTCGTAGTGCCCGCCATGAACTATTGTCTTCAAAGATAGCGTTCACAACGAGCGGGTATGCACTTGCTCAGTTGAAGCGAATCAAAGGCCACAACAAGTGGATAAACAACCCCCAGCCAGAAGAACAGCCAAAGCCATGTGAGCACTTGACTGTCGTTCAGTGGCTTGGTCGCGACAAAAACCTCCACCCAAGTCTTTCATTGTACAGGAACGAGTATCGTCTAATACCGTTTGGCAATGAGATGTACGGAGTTGTTCAGTCATCTGGACATAAGCTATGGGACGATAATGGAAACTTGAACGATAAGTTCGAGGGAGATCGCGCGGAACACAACAACACATATCTTATGGTTGTCAAGTGGAACCGAGATGAGTTTAAGACACGCCTGGAGAAGTGGCAGCAATACTGGACTTGGAAGCGTGAACGCAACAAGACTCGTAGTGCCCTTGAAGAAGAGCATGGATATGATACAAAGCATGCTATGCATCTTGTTCGTTTACTTCGCATGGGAGTCGAAGCACTTCGCGATGGTGAGATATATGTTCGTCGTCCAGACGCGCAAGAACTTCTCTCTATACGTAATGGCGCGTGGAGCTACGAATCACTTGTAGCATATGCAGAAGATATGGATAAACAGGTTTGTGAAGTTTGGTATCCAAAGACAAAGCTTCGTAAGACACCTGATCTTCTTTTTGCCGCATACCTCGTCATGCAGGTACAAGATTCGGTTTGGAGTAAGTGAATATGCCAACGAAAGCCCCAAAGACAATTCCTCAGTTGTTTGAAGCTCGAGAAAAGGTGGAAGAAAGAGCAACGAAGAAAATCTTCGATGCTATGCCAGGCGCTGTTGAGGCTATTAACGAACTAATGGGTCTCAATGAGATTCAAAAGGCCGGTGGTCATTTACTTTGGGATGACATCGATCTTGTTGGCGACGAAGATGGACTACTTGTCATTGTTGGTGTTGTTGTGTTTCCTCCTGGATGTGAGCTAACAACAGCGAATGGCGATAAGGTCAAGGTTACCGAAGATACAGAACCCTACTTCCGCCGTTTGGTTCGGGCAGGACTTCCTGTTTCAGTTGCAACCCAATCGAAGGATGAGGTCGTTGCGTATTTCAGGAAAATGCAGGAAGATGAGGAGAAGCAACTTGACGTTGCAGGACTCGATGAAATTCTCCAACGAGAGACAGAGTTTGATCTGTCGGCTCTCACAGAGGAACAACGCCATGCTTATCAAACAAGCATGATGGTCAAACCCGGAAAAGCATGAGCAAGATACCAGACTTAGGTGATAAGAAAGCAACAGAACTAAAGGATCGATTCAAGAATCTTCCTGACATTCTTGCTACCTATGATAATGAGCTGAAAAATGCTGAGCAGGAGTTGTCAATCAAAGGCAAATCTCTCGAACACGCCAATCGTGACAACCCTTCACTATATGTTTTCTACGACCAGCGCCGACTCGAGTTGAAGACATTGGTTGAATTCATGGAAAATCAAGTCGAGCGCACGCGCGGCCGTTTGTTTCGCAACTTCACAGAGAACTTCAATCGTGATCTATCTGATCGTGCAAAGAATGAATATATCAATGGTGAGCAAGCATACCTCGACATCTATGAAATATACCTCGAGGTCAGAGACTTACAACAACAATACGAATCGGTAGTTGAGGCGTTCAAACTTCGCGGCTACGCACTCAAGAACATAACCGAGATTCGAGTCGCGCAACTGGAAAATGTCGTCCTCTAAAAGGCCTTGCACACTAAGAATTCTTGATGAAGTGAATTGTGTTTTCGTCGGTCTTCATCCCGACCATCTCGGATACTTGTCGGAAGAGTATGCGGTGTTTGCTGCCAACTATTATTTTAACCCAAAGTTCAAACTTGGCCGTTGGGATGGAAAGATTCGCTACTTCTACAAAACAGGAATGACATTTGTTAACCTGCTTGATGACATTATTCCTCGTGTAATCAAACTTGGATACAAACTCAAAGTTGAGGACATGCGAACAATCGCACGTGTCCGTCCACCTGATATCGATGAGAACTTCTTCAGCAACATTATCGATCCAAGAACAAATGAACCTTGGAAAATGCGTGACTACCAACTTGAACTCGTTAACACAATGCTTGAAGCAGGTAATGGCGTTGCTATTGCAGGCACGGGTGCTGGCAAAACCTCGATGTGTGCCGCACTTGCACTTGCATATGAGAGGAACTGCGACTTTCGCTCGTTAATCGTTGTTCCTGACAAGAATCTCACCGACCAAACGCGTAGTCAATACGCATTCTTCGGTCTCGATGTGGGCGAGTATTCGGGGACGAACAAAGACCTAACACACATGCACATCGTCTCAACGTGGCAGTCGCTTCAGAACAGACCAGAACTCGTTCAAGATTTCCAAATGATCATTGTTGATGAGTGTCATGGATTGAAAGGTAATGTTTTGACAAAGCTACTGAATGAATACGGCAAGTTGATTCCGTATCGTTTTGGTGTCACTGGTACACTTCCAAAAGAAGAGAGTGATAAGATGGCTGTCATCATTGCTGTAGGGTCAGTTAAGTACAACATTCCTGCACATAAACTAATTGCTGACGGTCACCTAGCCGAATTGCAAATTGATGTTCTCCAGACTGAAGTTGATCTTCGTCCACAATACCAAAACTATCTTGATGAAAAAGACTTTGGTGATACCCTTGGAAAGCCACGAACATATATACAGTTTGCGGATTCGTACTTTCCAGATTGGCCTGCTGAGAAACGTTACTTGCAGCAAGAAGAAAAACGCCTGGAATGGATTACTTCGTATCTTGAAAAAAAGAAGGATGAAAAACTAGGAAATACACTTGTACTTGTTGATGGAGTTTCTTTTGGAAAGAAACTTGCTTCCATGGTTGATGGAGCTGTGTTTCTTTACGGCAAAGACTCTATGAAAGAACGGAAAAAAGTGTATGAAGCGTTCAAGACAGAGGATAATCTTATTATTATCGCGACGATTCAAATCGCTAGCACTGGACTTGATATTCCTCGTATATTTAACATGGTCTGTATTGATATGGGTAAGTCTTTTATCCGCGTCATTCAGTCAATCGGGCGTTCACTGAGAAAGGCAGATGATAAAGACAAGGCTCACTTCACCGACATCTGTGCAAACCTGAAATACAGCAAACGACACATACGTGAACGAATCAAATACTACAAAGAAGCAAGATACCCTTATACCAAGAAGGTAGTTGACCTTTCAACAATCTATGAGTATGGTACTGATGTCGTACAATAACTACAATAATCAGGACAACCAATGCTAATATTCGACGAGAATGTTCAACCTATTATTCTCGAAAGCATTTACTCGCCTACAATCACTGATTGTTTTTGGGTGCTTGATCTCAACCTGTTGGACTTTAAGCTAACACCGCTTTTGATCATGGAACAGATTGATGCACCAACATTCATTGTGTCTGTTGAGGGATTTGATTTTCCACTTCCAGCAAGTTGGAACATTCTTGTTGTCGATGATGAATCAATGGTTCTCGACGTTATAGAGCTTGCAGAAGCCGCTGGTCGGTCGTTTAAGGCGATGGTGTATGGTCCGAATATGTCGATGGTTAGAACAGCTGAGATTAGCGTAAAACAGTATTTTCCTTCATTCCCAAATGTGGGTCCCGCATTGAATAAGCACCAAATGCTTTGCCATCCTGTTTCTCCGGGGTCATGGGTGTGTGTAAGTTCTAGCGATACATACAACAAGTACCTCAAAGATAAGGTCGTTGGAGACCTAACATGACAAAGATCAACTTGTTAAAGCGAAAGGGGAAGAAGGCTATGACACTCGACGAATTCAAAGCTTGGTTGAATAAGCTGATTGCTGACAAGAAGGGCGCGTTGCCTGATCTCCACGATTGGAAGAACATCAAAGAGAATCTCGACAAGGTAAAGATTGGCTCAATCCAACACGACTTAGATTTCGACGGAAGTGGTTACACAATCATGGAACCAGTACACGATGCTGATCCTGCAGACTATACAATCAACTTCCTTGGCTACGACATGAGCATGCTACAACAACTTGAAGACCTCGAGTATTACATGACCAAAGTCGAGACAGCAACTGCGGTACCAAAGGACTATACAAATTTTGAAGTCACATACAACGGCATCAAAGTAACATTGGAAAACACATATGAAGCAAAAGAAAACGAAAGCCACCTCAACAGAGACTGCCGTGGCAAGTAAACCAAAAACACAAACACTAGGTGAGTTCAGATCTTGGCTAGAGGGTGTTGAAGAAATGCAGGCCGAGAATTGGGCACCTGATCTAACTCAGTGGCGTCGTATTCGTGAGAAGATCGACAACATTGTAGAGGCTCCACGTTCTTTTAAGTCTGGTGCAGCTGGTGCATCCGATACTGACGAACAACCAGCTCGTGTAATTCGACCATCCGGTCCTTCAGCATTTTCTGGTGCAACAATGCCACAGCCAATTGCTGCTACACCTCCGCCATTTATGAATACATCTGATGTAGCTGGCGCAAGAATCTCAACGCCAAATGTCGACACAAGCAAACAACCTTACTCCTCAAGTCTCGAGTAATACGAAACTTAAGAATCGCACGCTGTGGTTCGACGGGGATACTTCGTATCCTTCCAGCAACATCCACGCAGCGTTTGGTTTTGACGGACCAGTATTTGTCGATGAGATGTCGAAAGATGTCGAAAAGTTCAATCGACTCGTTTCTCACGAAAAGCAGATTCGAGTTAAGACTGAGAATCGACCATTTGATTTCAAGTGGACGATTCCAGATGAGTACAAAAATATTGACGTGATGGATTATCTCGTCAGCAAGTTGGATCAACAGAATATAACTGATCCGAAAGAATTGAAGACTCGTGCGGTTAGGGTCGTAAAAGAGCTCAAACTATATAAACAGCACGAATTACTTGATGTTTTGCGTGTGCTAATTTATGTCATAAATACACTAAATAGCAACCAAGTTGTCTGGGGTGTTGGACGAGGTAGTAGTGTATCCTCTTACGTATTGTACCTAATCGGTGTACACGATGTGGATAGTGTAAAATATGAGCTCGACATCGAAGACTTCCTGCATTAGGAGTAAACAGATATGACAAGAACAAGAAGCGCTAAGGGTGAAATCGTCGATTTCGATCTTTTGAAAATCAGACAGAAACTTACCGCACAGCCTGTTACGCTTGACGTTAAGGCTCGTGAAGATTTCATTGACAAGAAATTGCGTCGTCGCATGAGAAAAGTTAAAGCTGCTGCGGTCGATCCAGGCTCACCTGTTGATAGTGAAGCGTTGGTTGCCGTCGAGACATCTGAAGCAGCGCCACTGATCGATCCACCTAAGGTAGAGGCGAAGCCAGTTGACTCGAAGCAAAAGAATCGTCCACCTGTAAAGGGATAACAAAATCATGACAAATGAAGAAAGGTTAAAAGACATTCAACGAATGAATGCTGAATCAATCGAAACTATTAACCGTTTATTAGCTGACGGGTTTGGTGATGCCTACCCACAGTCCGCATCCATAATGGAAGCAACCCTGAAAGCATCCGAAGATAACGCCGAGATGCTTCGAACCATTATCAATGATAATGCTTATACAGATGCAATGGGATCTGTACTTCCAAATAACAAATAACATATAAGGCATAACGATCATGGTAAAGAAAGTTCCTCTACGCGTGTTCCACAATGACATTCTGTTTCAGTTTGAAGATGAAGGTGCAGTCCTTCGTGATGGAAAAATCTCAGCACGAGGATTCAAGGAAAAAACCGAATGGGGATTTGTATTCACCAGTTCAAAAGAAAGTGCCTCAGCTCCACGTTGGGTTAAAGTTCTTGGTGTTGGTCCAGACGTTGTTAGTGGCATTTTCGTTGGTCGTCGCGTTCTAGTCGAAAATCTCAAATGGACAGACGGTGTTGAATTTGAAGGCCAGAAGTACTGGAAGACGACTGATGAGTTCATTCTTTGTGTTGATTCCACCGAGGATCGCTAATTTTTCTCATAAATAATCTCCTAAAGGAGATGTTATGGGTTTTATAATTCTACTGATTTTGACCACCCTTTCTATTGCGGGTTCTGCCGCGTATTTTAGCGTGGTTGGCCTTGCTCGTGTCTTTTCAGGAGCATTCTGGTCAATCATTGCAATGGGATGTTCTCTCGAAGCGGGCAAGCTAGTCGGTGCTTCTTACCTATACAGACACTGGAAAGACATGTCCAAAGTAATGAGGGCATACTTGTTAGGTGCTGTTGTTGTACTGATGGGAATCACGTCAATGGGCATCTTTGGCTACCTTTCCTCAGCGTTTCAGAGCAACGTTTTACCATACCAGCAACAACAGCAACAGATTGTTCAACTCGAAAACGACAAGTCAGAAGCTGAACGATTAAAAACTGAGCGTATGACTCGTGAAGAAGAGATTAACAAGCAGATTGCTAACCTTCCTAACAACTTTGTAAGAGGTCGTAGTCGTCTAATGGATGCTAACAAGGCAGAGTTGGAACAGATTCGTTCAGATGTTGCACACTATACAGATCAGATTCGAACAGACACGCAACAGATTGGCGTTTTGAAGGGTAAGGTATTGGAAGAGACGGCACACGTTGGTCCAATTATTTTCATCTCACAGGTATTTGGTGCTGATGTTAATCAAGCAACAAAGTGGTTGATCATTTTGTTGATTCTTGTATTTGACCCACTAGCTGTTATCCTAACTGTTGGTACAAACTTGGCGATCTTGAAGTACAAAGCAGAAAAGAACCCTGCACCTGAAGAGCCAAAAGAGTTAACTGTGTCGACAACAACTCCTGTTGAAGAACCCCCACCTGTAGACCCAACAGAAAGTACATTCAGTAAGGCACATGAGCTTTTTAGCAACCCAAATCTAACTGAGCATGAAAAAGGTGTTGCGAGGACCCTCGAAGAGACAATCAAACGCTACCTCCAAACAATAGGGAAGTAGTTAGATTTTATAGTATAGATACGGACGAACCTTCGAAGAGTATGTCCATTTGATTTTTAGTGCTTGTTCTGCTTCACCAACACTATCAAACCTAACCCCGTTAGCCATTACGGGTTCTTTCTTTGCTTTAGATATATTTGGTTTTGGTCCATATGTCTTTCCAAATTTTGGACTTAGAGGACCTCGTCTGCCGTAGTTGAAATTATTCTTTCCCTTCATAGAAGGTCTACGTTTTAGGTATTTTTGGTAGTTAGGAGATTTAGAAGTATCCCCACCATCACCACCTTTAGTCATGTTGTACGGCGGCGAGAGTTCAGCTATATACTTCTGTTCCAGTAAGTTCAGTTGATTTTCAGTAGTGGCAGATGTGTCAATAGGTTCAATAACAAACTTATCGATGCCATATTTTCTCATTGCATAATACAAATAGGTCTTCACCCCAGCATTTGCTTTCTGTCTGTGCATTGACATACGCCATTTTGTTGACTTGGCAGTCTTACCAATGTAGAATTTGCCGTTGGTTGTATTTGTGAGCTTGTAGACTATCATAACACTATTTATGCAAGAAAAATATGAATAACGCACATAAAATTTGGAGCGAGTTTTACAGACCAAAAACCTTAGCTGAGTATGTATTTCACGACGAAGGTCTGAAGAATGCTGTTACTAAAATGGTCAACGATAAGACCATTCCACACTTACTGTTGTCTGGTGTACAGGGAAGTGGTAAAACTACTTTAAGTCTTGCACTGATTAACGAACTCAATGTTGATCCAATGGACGTACTTACAATCAACGCATCCGACGAGAACGATGTTGAGACAATGCGTACAAAGATCAAGTCATTCATTTCTACTTACGCGATGGGCTCTTTCAAGGTTGTTCGCTTGGAAGAAGCTGATTACATCACTCTAAACGGTCAGGCTGTTCTTCGTAGTATGATGCAAGATTATGCTGACGTTGCACGATTCATTTTGACTTGCAACTACGAGAACAAGATCATTCCTGCTCTGAAGTCCAGGCTCCAACACTTCCGTTTTACAAAACCTGACCGTGACGCTGTACTTGAATATGCCGCCACAGTTCTTGTACAGGAGCGCGTCAAGTTTACTGCTGATCTCCTTGAGAAGTACGTTGCCATTGGCTATCCAGACATTCGCAAGGTAGTCAACCTCCTCCAGCAGAATACTCATGATGGCCGCCTACAACCATTACAATCGGTTGGCGAGTCAGGCGACTACAAATTCAAACTACTTGAGTTGATCGAGACAGGCTCTTGGATTGAAGCTCGACAACTGGCATGTGCAGAAGTTGCACGTGAAGAGTGGGAGGATGTATTCCGCTTTTTGTATGAAAACTTGGATAAGAGTCCCTCATTTAGCAGCAAGGAAAAGTGGGAATCTGGTATTGTGATTATTGCTGATCACCTGTACAAACATGGTATTGTTGCAGATCCTGAGATTAACGCAGCAGCAATGTTCATAAGGCTGGAGCAAGTGTAATGTTGATCGGAAGCATATTACAGCCCGCAATGGCTAACTTAGGAGATTTCTGGTTCTGCTATGCAGACCGAGATCTATACGAATACAATCCAAATCCAATTACGTTTCAAACAATGTGGAATATCGTTGGAGCTGGAAGATATGTTTCAACAAATCCACCTCCTGTTCAAACTAGCACAAGCCCTCCAATCGATCCAATTTGGATTAAAGCAAATGATCCAAATCGTGTTCCTCGAATTTTTGATCCTTCGGGAAACTGGATTCCAATTGTACAAGCAAGTTTTGTCTTCCCTCCACAAAATCCAAACGTAGCTGATATTTGGAGTGATACGAACACACAAAGTGATTATACGTATGATGGAACAAATTGGATTAAAATGCCAAGTCAGACTTTGCAAATCAATTTGTTGCCAACACCAGCACCGCTCTTTATGATTACAGCGCCAGGCAATATCAAACCATCCGCATTGAAGATTGCTGGTCTGATTGAAATTTACATGGATGGTACAATTATATACGATCCTAGTTATACACCCGATAAGGCTGCAAAGGCTTTGTGGGAGGCAATCGCTTACTTCTCGCCTACGTATAAAGAAGGTCAAGAGGTTAAGGAACTGCGTACACTACTTGAGCTTGCGCGAAATATGGGATTTAAAATTCCACAGCCAAGAAAACCTGGTGATCCTAATGCTGCTTGGGATGCTGCAATGGGAGTGATTATATGAGTAGCGATAAACCAATACCATCAGTAATAGCGTATGACCTACTTGGAATGTATTCGGGGTTCAAAGGTCCGTTTTCTAAAGAGCCTGAATTTGATTTCAACGCTAAGAAGCACAACGATGCGATGAACAAAATACTAGATGATATCTACAAAGAAATAGAGGAAGAACAAAATGGCACGTAGAAAGAAACCAGATACTGAATCATTCGACGAGACAACACAACGTCGTTTGAAAGAAGAGATCTCGAACAACGCTAATCGCAGCGAAAAGACATCGTGGAATCGCAAAATGGATAACATGGTGAAGCTGCTTGCTGAACTGCGTCCCATTGAAGAACAGATTATTACTCTTCACGAGAAAAAGATTCCTTTGTTTGACGAGATCCAAGTTCTTCGTAAGCAAATGGTGCAGGATTGTGTTCATCCATACGAATATGTGTTGATTGAATCAGATCATGCCAAGTGCAAGTTTTGCGAGAAGCTAATATCACTGCCTAATGTTGAAGAGATGTAAGATGCTCTCAAAATCGTTCTTTATGATGAATCGCCGTATAGGAATGAGTCTAACGTCCACAAGTTGGTGGGAACCAGCTGGTATTGTCGGTTGTGGTAAGGGTATACTAATGTCGCAATCACAACATGCAGAATGGCGCAAGAGGACAAACAAACCAACTTGTGCAACTTGTGGTGCAATCCATCCACTACAAGAATCAGAAACGCCACAACAAGCATATGATCGTGCTATCAAGATAGTGAGACCAAATGGCTGAGAAAAAGTATGCAATGGATATTTTCAAGGTCCTCGAGAAGCTAAATCAAAAGGACCGAAAGTTCTTTGAGGAACTTCCCGAGGAAGACTTGAAGAGCATACATCCGCTTGTTCTAATGAGATGGATGAGTGGTGTCGCAGATGCACGCCAGGTATACTTTTTGAACGAACTTGTTAACTCAATGGTGTTTCCGCTGACGAAGCACAAACAACTACTCCTCAAATTATTGATGATCTCGGGTCCAGGTAAATATCGTAGATACAATTGGACAAAGGCAAAAGGAAAAAGCACATCTAACACGCCAAAATCATTGGCGTTAGTCAAGCAACACTATGGGTATAGCACGAACCACGCAATCGACGCATTGAAGATTTTGTCGAATGATGCTATACTACAAATTGCTGAGGACCTCGGAAAGCAACCCGAAGAGGTCAGAGAGATTTCAAAAGAACTTAAGGGTCGTGGGATATTGGTGGATGAATGAAAGAGTGTACGTACAAAAATCATGTGGGAGAAAGACTACTTCCACTGTCTGCCTTCGGTAAACACCGAACGCAACCTGATGGTCTCTATTTCTATTGTAAGAAATGTGTAAACGCATATACTACAAACCACCGAAAGGTTCGTTCGCCTGAGCAAGTTAAGCGAACTCGCGAAAACTGTAAACGATATTATACTAAACAAAAGAAACAATACAAAGATCGATATCACAAGTATCAGGAAAGAATGCATACAACAGGCGAAGGTATCGAACGAGTTCTTTTGCAGGCTGCCAGAAGCAGAGCCAAAAGCAAAAAAATTCCGTTTGATCTAACTACCAGCGATATTTTGATTCCGAAAAGGTGTCCTATTTTTGGTATTTTGTTAGAGAAAGCAAAAGGAGGTCGTGCAGGTGATAATTCCCCATCCATTGACAGAATAGATTCAACCAAAGGGTACACAAAAAATAACATCATTGTTATTTCGTGGAAGGCGAATAGAATAAAAAATTCCGGAACGCCCGAAGACCACTTAAAAATTTACACATTCTATAGTAAACTATCGCCATGTTAAAGGAAGCCAATTTCCGCTGCTCACACTGTGGTCATAATTTTGTCTATGAGGATCGTCTGCTCAAGCACCGTTGCAAGCAGATGCTCCGCAAAGAGGAATTTCAAACTCCTCTTGGCCAAGCCGCATGGCAACATTTCCAGACTTGGATGCGCTCGAATCATAAACTGATTCCAGCTGCAAAAGCATTTCTCCACTCAAAGTTTTATGGTGCGTTCATGCGATTTGCCAAGTTCTGCAAAGATACTCGCATCCCTGACCCTGAATTATATATTCGCTTCATGATTAAGCTGGATATCCCGCCCAGCATGTTTACAAACAACCAAATCTATGCTGCCTTCATCGAGGAAATGGACAAGAATGTACCCGCTGTCAAGAACGCAAAGATCACGATTGAGACGCTATTCAACACTGCAGAAGATATGGGATGTACCGTTGATGAAGTGTTTGATAAGATTGACCCAAACGATCTAATTCAGCTGTTAATTCAGCGAAAAGTTTCACCGTGGTTGTTATTGAGAAGTCCAAAGTTCAACAAACTATACCATTCACGAATGTCAAAAGACCAAAGAATGGTCCTCGAGACGATTATCATTCCAAAGATTTGGGCTCAAAAGCTGAAGAACCATCCCGAAGACGTTGAAAAGATAGAACAGTTCGTCAAAGCGCTAGGGCTATAAATACCTCAAACGAGGTATCTTAATGGCAACCGGCACAACATTTATCATCTACAATACAGCGGGACAACCAATTTCGGCTATTCAGCCGAACACGCTTGATGGTCCAGAAGGTGTTCAACAGAACAGCGACCTTCGCATGTATGGTCTTGGATACCCAAATTGGGGCGAAGGTGTTAACGAAAATGACTATCACATCGTTGAAAGTTTCGCCTGTCCACCACTATCGAATTTTCCAGCTAGCGCTCGCTACGCACTGTTAGGTCCAGTTGTTGCGGCGATTACACCTGCTGGTCAAGCTGTCGATGAACTTGGTTCGGGTAATGGTATTAACGTTCCGCTTGTTGGCCAGCTTTGGTATAACACAGTTCAGAATAAGCTGTTCGTCAATACAGCTGCATATCCAAATCCAGCATGGACTTCAGTTGGAACACAAGCTGTCGCCATTGGTGGCGGTCCTCCACTAACACCAACGCTTGGTCAGTTGTGGTATAACCAAAGCACAGTATTCGCTGGTTTAACACTACCCCAATTAATGATTTGGAATGGTTCGTGGGCCTCTGTAGCTGCAAATTATTTGCGACTTGCAGGTGGAACAGTAACTGGTATGTTGACAATGGGATCGACGATTGCTATGGGCGGTAATAAGATTACAAATCTTGCAACTGGTACAAACGCACAAGATGCTGTTAACCTTGCTCAAATGAATTCAGCAATCTCTGGTTCGGGTGCTCTTTACTTACCAACAGCTGGTGGTACAATGACTGGTGCTATTACTATGTCAAGTGCCAACTTGAATCTAAACGGAACATCAACACTCAACGTCAATAGCAATCAATCAATTAACTATGCTGGTTCAAATGCAGTTGCATTGAATGCAGGTTCTAAGAGAATCTCATCAGTTGCAAACCCATCACTATCAGCAGATGCCCTCAACCTTGGTTTCGCTGATGGTAGATACCT